AACTTGCACTACTGAAGAAGAAGCTAATACAAAATACAATGACCTAAAAGAAAAGTTAGTGTATGGACAGCCGATTGATTTAAAGAAGAAGAAAGAGTGGACTACTCAAGATGCTAAAGATTATATATGGGAACATGAGTGGAAGAATACTAAATCAAAAAAGACTACTCTTATTAATGTAACTAGTGTTCTTGATTTCTTTGGTAGTCATAGATTACTTTCAGATATTGATGATGATTTAATAGATGAATTTATAGATTATCTAAAAAGTACAGGACTATCTAATTCGACAATCAATCGTAAACTATCATGCTTATCCAAACTGTTTACTTATGCTATGCGTAAGCGCAGACTTGATACTAAGCCATATATACCATTCTTTAAAAAAGCTAAAAGTAGAAAGCGGTTTATATCCCCCGAAGAAGAAAAGTTACATTTAGATATAGCTATTAGATGGGGTATGTATGATGTACATGACTTTTCTATCTACCTTGTAGATGGTGGCGCTAGACCTTGGACTGAAGCAATTAAAACTAGAAAGCAAGATGTTAATTTTACCATGAATACAATATCTTTATGGCAAACAAAACAGGATACACCTCGAACTATTTTTATGACTAAGCGATTACGAGAAGTCATGGAACGAAGAGTTGCTTTGGCGCAGGATAAAACATCCCCGTTATTTGACTTTAAGCAAACTTATTACAGCGATAATTTTAATCGTATTAAAGGGCAGATGGGGCTTGAAAATGATAAACAATTTATACCCTATACTTGGCGACATACTTGCTGTAGCCGATTAGCTATGCAAAATTTAAACTTAGTAAAGATTAAAGATTGGATGGGTCATAAATCTATATTGACCACAATGGAGTATGCTCACTTAAATACTGCTGACTTAATAGATTGCGCAAAAGCCTTAGAAAATTTCTAATTAGATTATTTATCTTCTAGCTAAAGTTGTATATAAAGATTGCATTGGAGTTGCAATCAGCTTGGGGATATGGCGAAATTGGTAAACGCAATGGACTTAAAATCCATTGTCCGCAAGGACTTCCGAGTTCAAGTCTCGGTATCCCCACCAAAAATTAGACTTAAAATCTATACATAGTTCTAAACTACCTCGTAGCAATCAGTAATATTAATTTAATTCAATTAGTTGTAGACATAACTTCGCAAATCAGCGATAGCTACTAACTTGTAGTAAAAAACAGTTTCAATGCAACAAATTTTTATAATGTTGCAATGGAGGAAAGGGATATGATGTTCGACTACCAAAAGATGTTACGCAATGAAGCTCTCGAAGAAGAGATGATGAGCATAGGTATCAAAAGATACCAAAGTTTAGTTAATAATTCAGTACAAAAAAACCAAGAGAGTACCACTAAGTATGGCTTGTTACTGATACAAGGCAAGATTGAACCTTATGCTCAAGCTATAAAAGATTTTATTGATATGGTTTATGATGGCGCTAAAGGTCGTAGACATATCTCAGCTAAATATATTAGCCTGATTGACCCTGATATAGTAGCCTTTATAAGCCTAAAAGCCATCATGGATAGCATAACCCTAGGGCAAACACTAAACAAGGCTTCTATCCGTATCGGTTCGGCTTTAGAAGACCAATACAGATTTCAAAACTTTAACAAACAAAAGGGTAATTTGTTCCGTAAGATTGCTAAAGATTTAGAAGCCAAAAGCAACTACCGATACAAGAAGAGAGTTTTGACCCATAGCTTAAATAAATTTGATGTAAAATATATTGATTGGGGAAGCGTTAATAAACTTCATGTTGGGGTCAAACTTATAGAATTGATGATTGGCTCTACAGGCTTAGTTAAAATTGTAATGAAAAATAAAGGCACAAGAGGTCGAAGTGATACGCCTAAATATGTGGAGGCTACTGAACAAACAATGGAGTGGATACAAGGTAAGAACGAACACAATGAAATACTACTACCTGCATTTACGCCAACTATCATCCCTCCTAAACCTTGGCGACATCCATTCTCAGGTGGTTATCATAATCAAAATATAAAAAGACTACCCTTTATCAAAGTACGCAACAGAAATTTCATTGAAGAAATCAGTAATAAAACACATGAAATGAAAGTTGTTTATGATTCGGTAAACAAACTGCAAAGTACCGCATGGACTATTAACAAAGCTACATACCAAGTATTAGATTATTGTTGGAATAATAATACTGCTATGGGTAAGCTCCCAAACAGAGATGATTTACCCTTACCGCCAAAACCTTTTGACATAGCTGATAACCTTGAAGCGAGAGTAAATTGGAAACGCAAGTCAGCTAAAGTTTATGAATATAATGCTAAGTTAAAATCGAAAAGATTGCAGATACAAAAAGTTATGGAAATAGCAAACAAGTATCAAAATGAAGACACAATGTATTTTCCTAAGAATTGTGATTTTAGAGGTCGTATTTATGATATACCAATGTTCCTAAATCCAAGCGCAAATGATGTAGCTAAAAGTTTATTAGTTTTTGCAAATGGAAAGCCGATTGGAACAGATGAAAACTTACATTGGTTAGCAATACATGGAGCAAATTTATTTGGTAATGATAAAGTTTCTTTAGAAGAGAGAGTAACATTTATTGATAAGCATACAGAAGAAATATGCGCTGTCGGTAAAGACCCTCTTAATTGTGACTTTTGGCAAAAAGCCGATAGCCCTTGGCAATTTTTAACTTTTTGTTTTGAGTTTTATGAGTTCGTAAAGAGTGGATACAGTTCAGATTTTATTACAAGATTACCTGTATCTATTGACCACACTAATTCAGGTGTACAACATTTTTCAGCTATGCTCAGAGATGAAGTTGGAGGGGCTTCAGTTAATTTAGTACCAACAGAAAAACCTGCTGATATATACCAAGATGTAGCTGATTTAGTTATGCAAAAACTTCAAGCGGATACTTCTGTATTTGCGAAACAATGGTTAGATTTTGGTATCAATCGTAAGACAACTAAACGAGCTACTATGGTAAAACCTTATAGTGGTACAAGACAAAGTTGTAGGGAATATATTGAAGAGCATATTGTAGAACGCTACGAAGATGGTGAAACACATCCTTGGGGTGATGATTTATTTAAGGCTAGTAATTTTTTATCTAAATTTGTTTATGACTCTATAAATGAAACCGTAATAAAAGCTGATGAATGTATGCGATGGTTACAGCAGGTAGCCAAGTTGGTAGCTAGTGAAAACTTACCTGTAATATGGACAACACCATCTAATTTTCCAGTCTTTATGAGTTACTATGATATGGAAAGTCGCAGGATTAAAACTAAGATTGGCGACAGTACAGTAAAACTAACTGTTAATACTGAAACTAAAAAAATTTCAAGCAGACGAGTTTCGTCTTCAATCAGCCCAAACTTTATTCATTCGTTAGATAGCTCGATGTTACAACTAGCGGTGGTTCTAGCTGATAAGAGAGGTATTGAAAGTATCTCAACAGTACATGATTGTTTTGGGGTTCTATGTTGCGATGCTATCGAGATGAACAAATGTATAAGAGAGGCTTTTGTAAATATGTATGAGAAGCCTGTACTAGAAAATTTTAGGGATGAAATAGCAAAGATGTTAAGCCCTAAAAATAGGTTAAAGATTCCGCCTATACCATCTAAAGGGAATTTAGACTTGAACTTGGTACTTGAGAGTGTTTTCTTTTGTTCATAATGCTACGAGTTCGTAGCTATTAAGTACCACTATTAGACAATCAACCAAAGGAGGTAAATATGTCTGAGCAATACGCTAAAATAACAACACCAAAGGGTAAATTTATATACCCTCATTTAACTAAACCTGACACTAAATTTAATGTGGATGGTGAATATCATTTAGTTCTATCTCTTCCTAGAGAAGACGCTAAAGATTTAGTAGCTAAGTTAAAATCTGAAGCTAAAAAATCTAATGAAAAAGCAGGTGAAAAAGCAAACAAGAAAGTTAAAGCTAATAACAATCCTTTCTCATTAAATGATGATTCACAAGAAGTTGAATTTAAGTTCAAGCTAAAAGCAAAAGCTAAAAGTCGCAAGACAGGTAACGAGTGGGAACAAGCCCCTGCTATCTTTGATGCAAAGGGTAAGCCAATGCCAAAAGGTAAGAGTATTTGGGGAGGAACTGTTGGCAGAGTAAACGCTGAAGTAATACCTTATTTTACTCCATCCCTAGGTAGTGGCATAACACTTAGACTTAAAGCTGTACAAATTATTGACCTTGTAGAAGGAAGCGGAGGAAGCAAGGCAGATGATTTTGGTTTTGAAGAAGAAGAAGGTTTTGATGCAGGTAACGAGACAGCAGTTGAAGCATCAAATGACGATGAAGTATTAGACTCAGGTTTTGATGAAGACGACTTCTAATACATATCGTAGTGGACTTGAGGTAAGCATCGGTAAGTTTTTTACAGAAAAGAATATCCCCTTTCAGTATGAGACTTTAAAGATTGATTATCTCAAGCCACAACAGAAAAGTTATTACAGACCTGATTTTATTTTAAAGAATGGAATTATTATAGAAGCTAAAGGTCTTTTTACTACAGCCGATAGAAAGAAACATAAGATTATAAAAAATCAATATGGAGATAAATACGATATTCGTTTTGCTTTTTCTAATAGTACAAATCGAATTGGTAAAAAAAGTAAAACTACTTATGCGAAATGGTGTGAACATTATGGGTTTCAATATCATTGTATTCGCACAACAAAAATTTTAATACCCTTAGATTGGATAAAAGAAGATGCCAAGAAAAAAGACTGATTATATTTTTATACACTGTTCCGCAACAAGACCTTCACAAGATTGGGTTAATGCAGATGAAATAGATAAATGGCATAGAGCTAGAGGGTTCTTTTCTATTGGTTATACTTATGTAATTTTACGAGATGGAACTATAGAAACTGGCAGAGACTTAGATGCTCCGACTGCATCACAAAAAGGTTATAACCATAATTCAGTTTCTATATGTATGATTGGTGGTGTTACTGAAGATGATATTACCGTAGCAGAAAAAAATTTTACAGAAGAGCAATTTGATTCTCTGAAAAAAATTCTATTAAAGTTACAGGGTATTTATCCTGAAGCAAAAATAGTTGGTCACAATGAGTTTAGTAAAAAAGATTGCCCAAGTTTTGATGTACAGCAATGGCTATCGGAGATTACTTTATGATGGCACAAGAAGACTCACAATTTTTAAGACATGAGAGTTGCCCCAAATGTAGTAGCAAAGATAACTTAGCTAGATACTCAGACCATGCTTACTGTTTTACAGATGGCTGTGGTTATTATGAAAAGAATGGAGAAGTTATAGATGCACCCGTTAAACAAATAAATACAAATTTACTTCAAGGTGATTACATTGATTTAAAGAAAAGAAAAATTAGTGAAGAGACTTGTAGAAAATTTGGTTATCAAGTTGGTACTTACAAAGGCAATAAAGTTCAAATTGCACCTTATTACAATAAAGACAGACAACTAGTAGCACAACATATTAGATTTCCTAATAAAGATTTTAGATGGTTAGGTGAAGCTAAAGGTGTTCAATTCTTTGGTCAGCATTTATTTAGAGACAATGGAAAAATGCTTGTTATATGTGAAGGGGAGATTGATGCAATGTCAATTTCTCAATACTGTTTTAACAATCGTTACCCTGTCGTTTCCATCCCTAGTGGTGTGGCTTCAGCAAAAAAAGTTGTAGCAAAAAATATAGAATGGTTAGAAAGTTTTGAGTCTGTAATATTTTGTTTTGATATGGATGAAGCAGGGCGTAAAGCTAGTATTGATTGCGCTTCTATCTTATCACCAAGTAAAAGTAAGATTGCACATTTACCAAAAAAAGATGCAAACGAAATGATAGTTGCAGGTCTTGTTAAAGAACTTACGGATTCTATTTGGGGAGCAAAAAGTTATAGACCTGATGGCATTGTATCGGGTGAAGATTTATGGGAAAAATTAATAGAAGACACTAAAGATTGTGATGCTGATTATCCCTTCGCAGGACTAAATAATATTACACAAGGTATTCGTTTAGGTGAAATCGTAACTCTATGCGCAGGTACAGGTATAGGTAAAAGCCAAGTATGCAGAGAGATTGCTTATCACTTAATTACTAATGACAAAAATGTTGGCTACATTGCTTTAGAAGAGAATGTTCAGCGTAGTATAAGAGGTTTAGTTTCTATTGGTGTTGAAGCCCCTATACATTTACAGGAAGTAAGAAAAGAAATTGACCAAAAAAAATTAAAAGAAGTTTTTGATAAGATAAAATCTAAATGTTTTTTTTATGACCATTGGGGAAGCATGGACAGCGAAAACTTATTTAGTCGTATTAAGTTTTTAGCGCAGGGGTGTGATTGTAAATTTATTGTACTAGACCATTTAAGTATTGTTGTAAGTGGTATTTCAGAAGGTGATGAAAGAAGAACATTAGATAATTTAATGACGCAGTTACGCAAACTAACTGAACAATTAAACATAGCATTAATTTTAATTAGCCATTTAAAAAGACCTGAAGGAAATAAATCCCATGAAGAAAATTTAAAACCAACTATATCACAACTACGAGGTTCACAATCTATAGCTCAGTTATCAGATATTATTTTAGGCTTATCAAGAAATTCATCTTCAGGTGACAATGTATGTGAAGTCAATGTATTAAAAAATCGTTTTGTTGGTACTACAGGTTTGGCTTCTATTTTAAATTACGATAGCGAAACTGGTAGATTATACGAGGAGTCTTTTAATGACTAATCCTGACGATAAAGATTTATCAGCATTTATTTTAAATTATTTAGAAGGTGTACCACATTTTCAATTATTAGAATCTGAAGACAAAGCACAAGTATATAAACTTTATCATAGTATTATGGATGCTTTATATTTAGTTCTAATTTATCCAAATGTATATCCATTAATAGTTGTTAAAGATTTAGACAGTTTAGAAGTTATAGATACTTGTTTAGAAAACCTTGCTAATACAATTCCCTCTTTGGAAAGAGTTAAAGTTAGAGTGGTTCATTAATGAAACTTGTATTTGATATAGAGACTAATGGTTTTCTCGATGTAATGAATAAAATTTTCTGTTTAGAAATTTATGATATTGAGAACGCTAAAACATATTCCTTTATGGATGGTCAAATAGAGGAAGGTATTAATTTATTGCAGGAAGCTGATTTAATTATCGGTCATAATATTCTAGGATTTGACATTCCTGCAATCAATAAGTGCTTTCCTCTAGCAAAATTTAAAAAAACTTTTGATACTCTTGTTGCTACAAGGCTTATATGGGCTGATATTAAACAAGAGGATTTCAGACGCAAAGATTTCCCTTCTAACTTAATAGGTCGCCATTCTTTAGCTTCATGGGGCTATAGAGTTGGTTTGTTAAAAGGGGATTTCGGAGAGACTACTGATTGGTCTGAGTGGTCTCAAGAAATGCAGAGCTACTGTAAGAGAGATGTTGAAGTTACAGTAGCTCTATACAAAAAAATTTTAGGTCAAAAATATTCAGAGACTTCTTTACAATTAGAACATGATTTTGCTGAGTGTATAATAAAGCAAGAGCAACTTGGTTTTTGTTTTGATACCAAAAAAGCTAAAGAATTATATACAGAGTTAAATGCTAAAAGAGTACAACTACAAGACCAATTACAAAACACATTCCCTCCATGGAAAAAAGTTGTAGGTGTCTTAGTTCCAAAAAGAGATAACAAAACTAAAGGTTATAAAAAAGGTGTACCAGTAGATAAAATTAAAGAGATAGTTTTTAACGCAGGTAGCAGAGACCATATAGCAGATAGACTAAAAGCAATTAAAGGGTGGAAACCTAAAGAGTTTACTAATGATGGTAAGCCTAAAGTAGATGAAAAAGTTTTAAATAGTTTGGAGTATCCTGAAGCAAAACTTTTATCTGAATATTTACTAATACAAAAAAGACTAGGGATGCTAGGCGAAGGCGATAATGCTTGGCTTAAATTAGAGAGAAAAGGAAAGATTTTTGGTAAAGTTATTACTAATGGTACTGTTACTGGCAGGTGTACTCACTTTAGCCCCAATGTTGCTCAAGTATGTTCATCAAGTGCAAAGTATGGTGTGGAATGTAGAAGTTTATTTACAGTACCCGATGATTATTTATTGGTAGGCGCAGATGCTTCAGGACTAGAGCTTAGATGTTTAGCATCTTATATGTCTAAGTTTGATAAAGGCGCTTATGCTAAAGAATTACTTACAGGTGATATTCATACCGCAAATCAAAAAGCAAGTGGCTTACCTACTAGACCTCAAGCTAAAACATTTATCTATGCTTTCTTGTATGGAGCAGGTGATAAAAGAATTGGTGAGATTGTTAAAGGTAGTGCTAAAGATGGCAAGTTATTAAAAGAAACATTTTTAAAAAGAACACCCGCATTAAAAAAATTAAGAGACAGAGTATCTCAAGTCTACAGAGCTAGAGGGTTTTTAGTTGGTTTAGATGGGAGAAAACTTTTAATTAGAAGTGAGCATAGTGCTTTAAATACACTACTACAATCTTGTGGTAGCATCATTGTTAAAAAAGCTACTACATTATTACACAAAAACTTATCACATTTAAAACATGGTGAAGACTGGGGCATGGTCGCACACATTCACGATGAAATACAACTTCAAGTAAAAAAAGAACTAGCTGAAGAAGTTGGAAAGATAGCTGTTCAATCAATAAGAGAAACTAAATCACATTTTAATTTTCATTGCGAATTAGATGGTGAATACAAAATAGGAGCTAACTGGTCAG